GAGAAGTTTGCAGATACTGCCTCCCTAGTATTCGCTCACCACTTTGCCAAGGGTGACATGACTAGCCGGGATCCGATTGACCGGTGTTCCGGGGCGGGATCCTTTGCCCGGGATCCGGATGCGGTTCTATCCTGTACCCGCCATGAGGTGGACCGGTGTTTAACCGTGGACCTATCCATCCGAAATGATAAACCAATCAAATCTTTTGTAGTAAGATTCGATAGTGATAAGTTGTGCATGGTACAGGAATCAGATTTAGATCCGGACAAGTTACACAAGCCGGGCCAACCCTTTAAAACATTAGAAGAGGCCACCATTACCCAAGCTAAGACCCTCGAGAATCTATCCTCCTTATGTGAACCGGTACCACATAGCCGGGAGACATTACAGGGTGTAGCAATTGGAGCGGGATGGACCCGCCGAGATTTCGATCAAGCCTTACTAAATAAGGACGAGCTAGATAAATGGTTCCTTTATGAGACCCGGGGAAGAGCTTCCGTCTATACTCCTAAGTGATATGAGGGCCCCAATATATTTAGAACCCCGGTCAAAGTTTGATGAGGCTATCACCGCAATCAAATCATATCGAATAGTGTACTCAAGGGAGAAGATCCTAAAGGTATTCATGGAATGTGACGGAATGGATCGGGATGAGGCCGTAGAGTTTTACGACTATAATGTTATGGGAACCTTTGATGGTATGGATAACCCTAACAAACCTATCTTCATTGAGTAACCTTGATTCATCACAAGTATTAATCTCTCTATACGAGAGATTATATAGCATCCGTGATGAGTGTCAATAGACCATACAAATATACCGAAAGATAAAAAGGGGCCCCTTATTGGGGGCCCTTCTTTGTATCCCTCTGTAGGTAGGGGATTAAATATAATCCTTACTATTTCCTGTAAGATATAACTTAACCTTACCGGTAGTAAGGAGCTTATCCATTATCTCCCCAAAGGATTTATCTTCCTTATAACATAGCCTCTCTAAGTTATCCCTTGCATCCTTCGTAAGGAGCAAACTTGTTTGCACTCTTCTATCCTCCTCCGGGATAGGTTTCCTACCCGCTCGTGATCGTTTACCTCCTCTAGCCATATCACTAGAGGTGTACTCATTTGGTTCCATATTGTCCATCAATTATTCCTTTCTCTTTTATGTGTGAAAATTCTAAGCCTACTACCTTCAATAGATTCCTTCCCTTTTTCTCAGCCTCCTCCGGGGAGTGGACCGAGAGGGTTGCAATAGATTCGGAGGTTCTAATTCCTTTCCTAGCATACAGGACAAAATCTTTTTTAGTTTTATGGGTCCTCCGTTGTCCTTTAGCCACGGCCTACCTCCTTATATTTATATTCGGTTGACCATTCATGGGTGTTATAACTCCACCGGAATTGAAAGTATCCAACGCCGTAAGTTATGTAGTGTGTCATAGCTTTCCTCATCTCATTCTTATCGTCCCGGGTCATCACTCTAAGCATTGGGTTCACAGTAAACATACCTCCAAGGTACCTATTTAGGTAGCCGGATCTCTTACCATAGAAAACAAACTCCTCCTTTGGTTCGTCCGGATCTCTCCAATCCATAGCAAAGATTCTCCCGCCATCACCAACCGGATCCACCACTAGCTCGAAGTCAGTATCTTCCACCGGCCACCCGGGTCTATGCCTAATCTTTTCAATATCTGATTTCTTAAATGATATTGTGAGCTTAGTCTTGAGCTTTCGCTTTGGTTTATCCGGTACCGACATAGGTACATCTTTAATATTAAAGCTCTTCTTCATGTCTTCCTCCAAATAAGGGCCCGCCATTCTCCTCGATAGCTTTCTTATACTCTCCCGCATTCTCCTGTGCGGAAGTAAGGGCCATGTTTATAATCTTCTCGGCCTCCTCCTTGTTCGGGGCACAGATGTACATGGTCTCAAAGAGTGTGGTTGCCATGCCATACAACAGGCTCGGCATACTTGGTAGTTTCATACCGGCATCGGTGTATGCTTTCTTTATTGTCGTGATAGATTCATGGACCGCGTCCATGCCTACCCTTATATAGTTTTCTGTGAGGTTGGTTGCTTCCTCATCGCTCATATCTTTATCCATTTTGTGATCTCCTTAGTGCGGTTATTATTATGTTAAAGTTTTCGGGGGTGAACTCACCCATCTCGCTTATGTCTATGTCATATGCATGAATTATCATGTTGTCATGGATGTCGGGCGTACCATCTGCATTCATTGGACCAATGGCTAACTTGTCCGGATAGAAAAAGACTCCGGCCTCCTCCATTGGGATCCGCTTGTCATCCCAAGTAACCCATGGCTTGGTGTGGTCCCTTTCCATTTGCTCCTTGGCTTTACGCAACCGCTCCTCTCTGTTCTCCTCCCGCATACAAAAGTCGGGGTGCTTTGGGTTGGACCAATTCCTTTGGGACTCTTTGGTCCTCTCCCATAATTCTTCTATTTGACTCATAGCTTGGCCCCCCAATAGAAGAAGATTAATAATGATATCACCGGACCGGTGAAGATTAGGTAATCGTATGGGTTCATTATATTTTTTCCTCCACTATATAATTATAATCTTTGAGCTCGTTGGTTACCCACTCCACTAGATCGGCGAGGGCCTCATCGTTCCGAGAGTTGGCTCGGATACTTGCATCCTTTAGGAACCGGTAATCTGAATGCCATGAGGAGTAAGGTCCGGGCACCCGGATGATTGCTCCTCCTCCCTCTTTCTTTGGGGTAGTAGGTAGCTTGAAGATTTCCTTGTGCTCTAGTACCTCGTAAAGGAAGTCTAAGTCTCCTCCAATACCTCCCTCCCTTTCTATAACTTTGGGCTCCTCCTCGGTCTCACCCTCGGATCTTTTGAAATCTTTAAGTGTCATGTCTTGGTCAATGCTCATGTTAATTGGCTTTCTATATTTAGGGCATCGGATCCGGCACAATGCTCGGACGATTCAATTGTTATCCCGAGGGGCGTGTTCATCTGATTGATAAGTTGGTCTGCATCTATGGCCTCATCTACTAGATGATCATGGGCCCATGTTTCCATCTCCTCCTCGAGCTCATCCTCCTCTTGAGAATACCCATCGGCATCCTGTTCGAGGGTATAATCTACCTTATACTTTACCTCATACATTTTAGCTACTGATACGAACATGGTCTTGACCATACCGGTACGATTTTCGATCTCCTCCTCAGTCATATTATTCATCCCCCTCTCTGTGCGGTTGGTAGTTGGCAACCTGTTCATCGATTGAGGTATCTTGGCCCTCCTTATAGATCTCATTATGTTGGGCTCGCACAAGCAGATCAAGATTCTTCTCCTCAATGTTTTTCTCGAGCTCTTGGATATACTCAAGGTCCTTGTCCGCCTGTTTTTGGTAGTTGGCAAGGGCTAGGGCTTGCTTATTAAGTTGGCGTTCCATCTCGAGGGCCCTCTCGTTTTGATCGAGGATTGTTTTATTCTTATCGTCTACCGCATCTCGAAGAGCCTGTAATGGTATGAGGTTAAGGTCCTTTTTTTCCTCGAGGATCTCCTTGGCATCATCTAATTTGATACCCAAGTCTATGATCTCCTCCCGGGCTAATGCTTCCCCGGTGTTTGTCCCATTAAGTAGGGCCTCAATTGACATTCTAGCAACTGATTCCCATGTTGGCGTTATTGATACCCGGTAGGATTGGTCTCCTCCGGCGTTGGTTTGATCTCCTGTATTCATATTCTTATATTTGATTATTCAATTTGATTTGTCAACTATTATTATTTTTTTGTTTTGGGGTCATAGATATTGGTAACCATATCCACCTTGAGCCCGAGCCTCCGGCCAATTTTGATGGCCCCCTCTAGGTCTACATTGGCCGAGTAAAACTCGAGTTGTCCTTGGTCTGTAATTGAAAAGCAATGTCTATCCCTTACCGGAATGTTAGCGGTCGGCCCATATTCTCCTCCGGCGTTCACCTTAATTCCTCCACGCTCATTCAAGATATCCTCGGCTACATATAGAGGGCCGTCATCAGTCTCATCCGGATCTCTTCCGGAATCGTCATAGATGAATACCTTACCCTCTTTGAGGGCGATATGATTATGGTATTTTGAGCGGTGAAGTGGGATATAGCCGTTGGGTGTCCTTGTGTGATTTTGTGCGTCATTCATTTTGATTTCCTCCTGTATGTTATTTATATGGTTTGATAGGATCCTGTGATCCATTGGTGAGCCTTACTCGCTTGAGCCGAGGCCGTAGCAAATAGTTTCTTGTCGGCTTTTAATTTCTTACTCCATGACTCAATATATGAGGCGGAATTATCGAATGACTCTTTGCCCATTTTGCAATCGGACAAAAGGAAACAGGCCCCGAGCTCGGCAACCAACTCCTCCCGAGAATAATCGGCGGATCCGAAAGGTTTCGGGGCCGAGTCTAATTTTCGATCTAATCGGGTTGAATGGCCTGTGGCATGGACAAGCTCATGCATGGCCGTCTTATAATACCCTTCTCCTGTTTTGAATTGCTCCCGCTTGGGTAAATGTACGCTATCGGTAGAGGGGCGATAAAAGGCCCGATTCCCTCCATCATGGTTTATTTTTGGCACTAGCTTACCCGCTACCGCCTCCCTTATGAGATCCTCGGCCAATTTCTTAGGATTCCACTCGTTAAGATCCTCCGAGGTTTCCCCGAATGCATCTACAGGGAGCTTGTCGGGATCTATACCCTCGGTTTGCTCCAAGTTGAAGACCGCATCAGCTTTTAAGTATGGAATCAATTTCTGCTTGTCCTCGGGTACAGGATTGCCGTCCCGATCCTTATCCGCCTTGAACATTTTAAAGAAGGTAACGAAGGAAGACTTTTCCCCCTTCTTAATGGTTCCCCCAAGCTCCTTGGCCTTCCTGTAAGTCAACCAATACGGCGAGGTCTTCCCCTCCATCATTAGAAGCATGAAATTAAGGCCCCTATAAGCCTTTTTTGAGGCCAAGCTAGTAGGTACCCCTCCCGAGGTATCCCAAGGCCGTTCCCATGGTACTACGCCCGCTTCGAGGGCCTTTAAAATTTTATCTGTTACCCTTTGGTATGGGCATTGTGCTTTATATTTCTTGGTCATAATTTTAATCTCCTGTTTTTAGTTTATTTCTCTGATCATTGGTTTGATTCCTTTTCTTTAGTTATTTTCCAAAATTCCCCTCCTAATAATTTTTTAATATCTTCAATGATCATGCTTTGATCTTTTTCGTACTCATCTATAATGAGCTCTAGGCCGTAAATAAGGGCCTCTCGAGAGGGTGTTTTGCTAAGAATGCGAAAGTCGGAATTAATGGATTTGGTCGAATCGGTCGTATTGTCTTGTGGCATAATTTTGATCTCCTGTATTTTATTGGTCTTGGGTTATTCCTGTAGCGGGAGCCTCGGTCTCGAGACTATACCCGCAAAAAGTCATTATTTTTTTCATCTGTGCTACCATTGGCTCGGGTACAATTACCGAGTGGTATTGAAGGCCAAAATTGGTACGGCCTAGTTTCTCGTTTGAAAAGTTAAGTGCTATTAGATTGTGTTCCATATTATTTACTATTTGAGGGTGTTAACATATTGAAGAAAATCGCCTAAACATTCGTAAGATTTCTTTTTTTGTTTCCTAAGCTCTTTAGTGCTTTCGATCTTCTCATTTGTTGAGCGGGTTGAATTTATTATCTTATAAAGGCCCTTAGAATATTCTTGGGCTCTCATTAATTGGTTGTGTGCATTTATGATGTCATCATTTGCGTTTTTGCATTGCATTTGAAGATTCTCAATCGGCGTTAAACTAAGTGTAATATTGTTCATGGTTATAGTTATGAATTATTATATTTGATTTGTCAAACATGATAAACAAACAGGTAAATAGATTTACGCCCCGAGCCCTGTATTCATGAGGGGTTCCGCCGATTCAATAAACAGTAAAAAAAACTTTTTTGAATCCTGTTAAAAAACAATTAAAGCGAAGGCGAAGCTCTGAGACCCGCTTAAATACAGGCCGTCAGCCGTTTTTGAACTTTTCAGTTTTTACCCGAAAAGCCTAGAGCCCTGTATTCATGCGGATTCCGGCACTTCTATGATGTCCCGATCTCGTTCTTTTCGTAGGGCCTCGAGGTGTCCTTTTACATCTTCAAGGGAAGCGGTTTTTTTGATCTCTACTACCTGTGATGCTTGGCCAAGATCCGCTTTTTCCTTATCTCTTAGAACCCCGAAAGTAATACCTAGAGCCCCCGCAGGAATCTTGCCCGCTTCAGCCTGTTCGATGATCTTCAACAATATAGTTTGACTAGCAATTGTATTAAGGCCCTGTGTGAGCTTTTGGGCCCCTTCAATAGATTCTTTTTCCCGCTTCAAGATTATTGCTACCGATTCAGTTGCTACCTTTTCCGCTTTAGAGATCGATAGTGCAGATTTACCCTGTGCAAGAGCTTGGGCTATCCTAGCATATTTGTCGGGCTCCTTCTCGAAGATCTGATCAGCGGTATAAGTAGAAGGGCAGATCTCCCCCGCTTCTAGATTAGCGGGTAAATTATCGGGTAGGTTTTTCACTCTTTTTTTATCTGTTGGCATAATCGGTGTACCCTAGAAAAAATGTAAAGATAACTAGACCTCGAGGCGGTAAGATCCAAGCTCCCCGCCCCGCTCTTTTTTCAACCCCTAAATCCGGCCCCTTCCTGTGTTTTAGCGACATTCCGAGGCGACAACAGGCCAAGACCCGCTTAAATAGTGGGGTTACCGAGGGACTAATACTCCCCTCAAGGCTCCTCCCTAGGATTATTGTGCATACTATTTTAATTAATTGACCACTCTTCTCCGATGGGGGGGAGGGGGGGGTCATGCGGGCGAGGATGGGATTTTACCCCTATCGATTAACTCTCATAAAAAAATTTGGACAATTGTCCCCGGTCGAAAATTTTGGTACACTTGGTACAGATGTTGTCTTGGACTAACCACCCCTTGTTACCGGTACCTTCTAAGGAAGAGATGCTAACCATGGGTGAAGATAAGTTACTCGAGTTTCATAGAACTAGAGAAGATGCCATCTTACGAGAAAAGGATGACCCTTATAGACACGGTTACGAGCCTCCTAATTGGTCTATGGTAGACGATGAGATCCGAACGCATAACGAAGTTCTACTTATGGGCGGAAATCGTGCGGGGAAAACAGAGCTATTTTCTAAGCGAGTCGTAGAGTGCGTATGTAAGAACCCTAACACTATTATATGGTGCCTTACGGAAAATATGCAGAACTCTATACAAGTACAACAGAAAGCTATCTTTAAGTACCTACCTAAAGAGTACAAGAACCTTGGTAGATCTAAGACCGGATATATCGTGTTCTCAATTCGTAACGGATTTACCGCCGGGAAGTTCTCATTGCCTAACGGAAGTCAAGTAATTTTCAGGAATTGGTCCCAAGATTTGAGTACGGTAGAGGGTGGAGAGATCGGAGTGCCCACATGGGAGAACGGTTTAGCCGAAGGTACACATAATATAGGATTTTGGGCAGATGAACTTATACCTCTTTCATGGCTCGAGACATTACGCTTTCGTACCATAACTCGAGGTGCTACCGGTCTCGTGAGCTTTACTGCCGTGACAGGGTGGAGCCCAACGGTTAAGAGTTTACTAGCCGGAGCAAGCACAACCAAGTGGGGGAAAGCGGAACTTCTCGATAACGAGAAAGTCCCACTAATTCAGCAACCAACTCGGTCCGCCTCTAGCGTTGTGTACTTCCATACTAAGGACAATCCCTATGGAGGGTGGGCCCACATGAAGAAGCAACTATCCGGTGAGAACCGTGACACTATTTTATGTAGGGCTTATGGTGTACCAACGAAGAGTGCCCAAACGGTTTTTGCAAAATTTGGGGAGAACAACATAAAGGACCCTAAATCTATACCAATTCTTGAGGACCCGGTAAACAATCCGGCTATATGGTTAACGGTAGTGGATCCGGCGGGAGCAAAGCCATGGTTCATACTGCACATGGGGATAGATGCTCATGGTACATATTGGGTTGTCGATGAGTTTCCTTGTTTCGAGGAGGAAGGTCTTTGGTACGATCCGGCTAGAGGTGACCGGGGTAAACCGGGAGACGGTGCAAGAGCAAATGGATTTGGGATCTCTGATTATGTGGAAGTAATTAATCGTATGGAGAAGGGCCGTGATTGCATGAGGTATGTGGATCCTCGTTTAGGGAATGCAACTTATCAGAAGGCCGAAGGTACATCTAATATCATAGATGATCTTAATGAAGCGGGTATAGTTTGTTATCCGGCAGAGGGTTTGGATATAGAGACCGGGGTACAATCTATACAATCTTTATTAGCGTGGGACCAAAGTAAGCCGATGGATCTGACTAACCGGCCCCGCTTAATGGTCTCCACCCGGTGTAGGAATCTGATTATCTGCATGGAGAATTGGCCTAGTGATGGGAATTTAAAGCATGGGGCAAAGGATCCCATCGATTGTTTACGCTACGGAGCGATTATGAATCACGAGTATTATGCTAAGGAGGACATGATACAAACAGGAACAGGGGGATACTAGAATGGTGGATAATGAAAAGCGGGTAAAGATTGTTGAGATGTTGGAATCGGGGGAGAGTCCTACGAAGATAGCTCGGGAACTGAAGACAAGTAGGAACACGGTATACCGTGTAAAGAAGGAGGCTAAAGACGGACACATCAAAGATCTTAAAAAGAACGAGCCTAAGACGGTTGGCATAGAGGAGGCCGAAGTAATTAAGTTGGTTCCTAATGAAAGATTAGTGTTAGCGAGGATAGGGGAACGCTTCGTTCGTGTGGTAAAACAACCTAAAGTAAGACCAAGGATTAGGTCTAAGATTAGGGTAATGGAAATTACAGATGACTTATACAGATTGGTATGAAAAAATCGAAGCGAGATCTAACCGAATCGATACTCTATTGGATTTTATGGTGTGTCGGGCGGGGATACAGACTTTGGAAACGGGTGCTACCCCAAGTTATACGCTTGAAGAGATTGCTGATTTCGTGGGGTGCGACATTATGGTCATTAAGAAAGCGGAAGCCTCGGCCATGAAGAAGGTTAGGTCTAATAATCCGGAATTAAAGCTATATTTACCGGAATGAAAAAAAGGGGACTATACGCCAATATCAATGCGAGGAAGAAAAAAGGGATTAGTAGACCCAAGTCTAAGTCCACTATTTCTAAAAAAGCCTACGCAAATATGAAACGAGGTTTTAAAAAGAAGTAATGCCTGTAAAAAAGAAAAATGTTTCTTTACGCATGGGCGTTCACAAATCTCGTAAAGGTGGCTTAACGGCCAAGGGCCGTGCTAAGTATAATAAGGCTACCGGCTCTAAGTTAAAGGCCCCGCAACCGGGAGGGGGCTCAAGGAAGAAATCTTTTTGTGCTCGTATGGGTGGAGTCAAAGGACCCATGAAAAAACCTAACGGTAAACCTACTAGGAAAGCGTTAGCTTTAAAACGATGGAAATGTTAGTATGAACGAATATGATAACAAAGCCCGGGTCTTTTCAGACAAACCGGATGTAGATGAATTACGGCACGATTACAATCGTGTCAGAAATGAGCTAGGTTGGTGGTTAACTCGTTCGGAAGAAAACCGGGATGTACGCTACAATCTTTGGCCGAACAAATCTGACGATGGCAGAAAGCATGGACCCGAAGCATGGCCATGGGATAATGCAAGTGACCTTGAAGTTTTCCACACCGATAATTTAATTACTTCCTCGGTGGCAATGTTAAAGTCCGCCTTAAAAAAAGCCAACTTGATAGCCTCGCCGGTAGAAGCTAGTGATACTGCAAATGCTTCGTTAGTAACTCAATTTTTGAGGTGGTTAGTGTTCAGTCAGATGGATGAGCTAAACCGTGAATCAGAAGTCTTAGCTAACCATATTTTAGAAAAAGGTTTAGGGATACTTGGTGTATATTGGAAACGAGAGATTCAAAAAAATTACAAGACCCTAACAATGGTAACGCTAATGCGGGATCCGGACCTAGCAACGGCTTTGCAGGAAGCGGATGTCGCAGTAATAGCAGAGATAATGCGTGGTAAAGATCCGAGCATTGTGGACGAAGACCTTGAGGAAAAGATCATGGAAGTCTTAGACGGTAAGGCTAATGTAAAGTATACCGTTAATGTTATAACTTGTAACCGACCTTACCTTAAAACTTATGAGTTAGGTAAAGATATACTGATTGATTCTAATGTGATGGATCTTCAATCCGCTAGAAGTATTTATTGTTTACATTGGTTCACACCGGAAGAGTTAAAGGGCAAGGTCCACTCAGATGGTTGGGACCAAAAATTTGTGGACGATGCTATAGAGAACTATACCGGCGATACGCCAACAGTTCAGCAAGCCAACTCGAATCTATTCCCTAGCCGGGACAATAACCTTAAACAGAACTATGAGGGATTAGTTCAAGTAGTTTGTTGTTACCGGAGGGAAGTGGACGAGAATGGTGTACCAATTATGTCGATGACCGTGTTTACGGAGCGAGGAGAAGAGGAACTATACGCCATACATGAAACGATCCAAACCGTCCCGGCTCAGTTTCCGTTCATCGCATTTCCTAGGGAAAGCATAAGCCAACGCTTATTTGATTCTCGGGGTTGGCCTGAATTACTTCGGGGTAATGAGTATGGAATTAAGACCGAGCGTGATGCCCGAAGGGATCAAGCAAGTCTTAGTACGGTGCCACCTTTAGAATATATGGTTGGCCGGGCCCCCGCCTCGATAGGTCCCGGGGCAAAGATTCCTGTGCGTAGGCGTGGAGAAATTGGTTACATGGAAATTCCTAGGTATAGCCCGGCCTCTACGGAAGTAGAGCAAAGTTTAATACTTCAATCTTATAAGATGACGGGTAGGCCAACCGATGAAGCGGATGCGGTTTTTGCAAATGTTCAAACTCAAGCTATGGTTGACAATTGGTTAACAGGGTGGAAACAAGTACTTAACCAAATTTGGACTCTCCAAAAAAGTTACGGTGACGACAAGGTTTGGTTCCGTGTCACTAATAACGAAAAAGGGGTAGAGCTTTTAATGGATGATACCGGTAACAAGTATGACATTGATTTGAGTTGGAACACTTTAAATGCGGACGAAGAAAAGCAACTACAGAAACTTGAAAAAGTTGGCACAATCATGTCGCAGTTCGATAGATCCGGGCAAGTTGACTTTGGTGAGTTCACAAGAGTATTCGTTGAAAGCATTGACCCGAACCTTGCTACTCAGCTTATCACTCCGAAGGAGACCGCCACGCAGAGAGAAGAAGAAGAGACTTCCGCAGACATTGCTAAGATCGTGTCGGGGCAAGTTGTAAACGCACCGCCGAACGCTAATGCAGAACTAAGGCTACAAGTTATAGAGAATTGGTTGAAGGGAACGGAAGAGATCCCCGGAAACGACAATCAAGAAAAGCTCGAGAAAAATGAAGGTTTACAACAGAGACTTCAATTATATGCCGGGCAACTTCAACATTCTATTCAACAACAAAAAAATGCTATGACCGGAAAACTAGGTACACCCCCCGGTAATGTGCAAGCAACTTCATTAAGATGAATTTAAACGATGCCGTTAAAAGACTAAAAACATCCGAAGAATATCGGATAATACTCGAGCACCTTACAATAGTCCGAGAGAATTTAATTGTAGAGTTTAAAGATCCGCAAGCTATGGAAAACCCCCAAAGCCTAGCTAACATTGCCGGCAAGATAGATCAAACAGATACTATCTTATTGGAGATGGGGGGACCGGTATACCCCAAGGATGTCAAATCAGAATAAAAAAAATGGTATCTACTATGAACAACTTTTCATAGCCGAAGCGTTAAAGCGTGGGTTAGATGTTTGCTTTACGGTGGGGGATAACCTTCCCTACGATGTAATAATAATGAATGGAGCCAAATCAACTCGTGTTCAAATAAAAGGAACGGCGGGTTGCGGAACCGAAGATAGTGGTAAACCTCGATATCAATACACCATGGCAAGGGGTAGACATCCGTGTAAGCATATAAATATTGAGTACGATATCTTTGCGGGATTCGCTCGCCATAACAATGGTGAGTCTTGGTACATAATCCCTAAAAGATTTTTGAAGTATAAAACTATAAAAGTGTATCCGGACAATTTAAATAGCACCGGTAAGTACGAAAAGTTTAAGGGAGATTGGTCTCAGTTTAAAAAGTTCGGTCTAAAAAAATAGTACACTTTGTTATTAATGTCTACGGCTCATCTGAGCAGAAGGGAAGACAAACCCTCCAAATTGTAGATTTATGACTGATAACACAGACACGGCCACGGCAACCGAGCCAACTGAATCGGATGCAGAGAATATAACGCAGTTAGGATTATCTCAAATTTTTGAGGGACAGACTAACGAAGCCGAATCTACGGAGGAGGAGTCACTCACGGAGGAGACACCCGAAACCGAAGACGAGGAAGTTCTTTCACAGTTAGAAGAAGAGGAAACCGAATCTGAAGCAGAAGAGCAAGTTCCTAAAAGCGTTCAGAAACTCGTTAAGCAAGTAGGGAAACTTACTGCTCGAGCGAAAGATGCAGAAGAGAAACTTGAAGCCCTTCAGCAACAGAAGATGGCAAGCGGTAACGAAGGTACTCAAATCTTATCGGACATTCACACGCCCGATGATTTAGAGAAGTACAAAGAAACCGCAATGCGAGCTAGAAAGTTTGCGATGGCTAATATCGGTAAAGACTATGTCGAGCATAATGGGGAGGAGTTTGATTCTGAAAAGATTTCGAGCCTTCTCGAAGAAGCAGACGAGGCTTTAACTAAGCACATCCCGGAACGAGAAAAGCACATCTATCAAAAAGCACAGATTCAGCAAAGTATGCCGGACCATTTCGATTGGTTAAATGACGAAGATCACAAAGTAAATGAGTTCTTCCATATAGCTAGGGGTATGCCGGAGATAAATAAAATCCATACTTTGCCACAAGGTGACTTTTTGTTTGGCTTGTTAGCCGAAGGTTGGAACGCAATTCAAAGCAAAGCAAATGCTAGGAAGAAAGCACCAACCGTTGCAAAAGCTAAACCTAAACCACCAAGTAATATATCTAACAATACGGCACCTCCGACTCAAACTAAAAAGAAATCCGACATCTTAGGTAATGGGAATGTTGACTTCAAAACATTCAGTAAATTTTTAGAAACAAACAAGGAATAAAACACTATGGCACAATCAACCGCTTATAACATGGACTCATCTCGCGGAGCGAGAGAAGATCTATCCGACCAACTCCGAAGAGTTGAACCACAAGAAACCCCATTATTTTCTCTACTACCATCTAGTAGTGCTCCTAATGCACTTTTTACAGAATGGAATGTCGATGACCTTGGGGCTCCAAATATAAATCCCGTACTTGACGGTACTGACCTTCAGTTTACCGGATCTGTATCTGTTGCTTCTACAGGGTCTCCCGGACTTGCCGGAAACGGTGACTTCGCGGACAAGTTCACAAACAAGGCTAGGATGGGTAACCGCATTCAGCAACTTAGGAGTGGGTATACCGTTTCTCCTTTGTCTGAACAGATCGCAATTGGCGGTCTTGGAAATATCTACGCAGACGCAAAAGCCAAAGCCTCTTTAGAATTAAAAAGAAGTATTGAAGTGATGCTTGGATCTGACGAAGTTGGAGCAAGTGCAACTTCTACATTAGGTGACATTAGTGCCGGTCTTGGTGCTTTAACAAACCCTTCTAATGGGTCGGGTACTTATTGGCACTCTAGTGGGATTGGAGCAAGTGCTTCTGCTTACCGCCCTGTTGCGGGGTCTCGTTTAGATTTAACAACTGCTATTGGAGCGGGGGCTAACTTAATCGAAGGTTTTGGCACCGTTGGTTCTAATGTTAGCTTGAGAGCGATGTTACAAGCAGTTTATGAAGCTAGTGGGATGAAAGCCAACTTTAGGCTTTTTGCTTCACCTTCAGTTATAAACGCTATCTCGGATTTTACCCGTACTTCTGCCGGATCTACTCGATTCAATCAGCAGATTTCCGGAGGTGGTTCCGTGTCATTATCAGTTAAAGAATATGAAAGCGATTATGGAACTTTGACCGTGATCCCTGATCTTTTTCTTGGACGATCCATCGCAAGCCCCGCTACCCCGGTAGCTAATCGTGCGTATCTCTTACCCTCGGATGACACAGTAAGTGTTAAAACACTTCAAGGTGTGACTGCGGTAGACCTCCCCGATATTGGTGGTGGTGGTAAAAGAGGTTATGTTACCTTTACCGGTACTCTTTGTGCTCTTAACGGAAAGCACTTGGGAAGTATTGTTTAATCAAATTTCCGCTACACTTGGTTGGCCGGTCTCTTTTAGGGGCCGGCCTTCTTAGTCTAAAAGATTAAGTTAAATAGTTATAACATCCCTATGAGTTTAAACATAATTGTTAAAGGCGGGAAGAGACGAGTAAGTTCCGGTGAAATGGCAAGAAATCTGTACGCAAAAAATAGTGAAGCAATGGCACGAGAAAAAGCGGGTTACATGGATCGCCAATTAAGGGCAAGAAAGCAGATGGAAAGAGAGACAGGTTCTGACAACATTCGGCCATCTGCTTGCATCGATGCTAAAACTTATTTTCGCCACGAACAACAAAACCCCGGGTGTATGTCCGACTCTAGCTACCGTAAAGAATTTTTTAGGGATAACCCTGAAACTAAACTATGAAGACGGTTTCCTTCTTTTCTATCCGAAACCGGTTTCAAAATGTTGCCGGTATATCTGCGTTAGATTCGTGGGAAAAAGGTTTTTTTGAAAACACTTTAAATCGCCGGTTAAAAGAAGCGTGGGAATTTTCTGAGTGGAGTCAATTAAAAGAAATTAAAGAAACAACTTTAAGTGATGCAATGGTAGTAGGGTCTTTAGTAAAGTGCTTATCTGCTCATGGTACAAAGACTCCACCTGTTACGGGTTTAGCTATTGGGGACATTGTAGAAATAACAGGTAAATATTCTGATGGTACTTTAAAATGGTCGTGGCCAAAAAATTCTGATGGTTTTATCGGGGAGGTTCGTACCGTAACTCAAGCGTGGGAAAATAGTACTGATGGAACTTTAAAAACCGCAGTTGTAGGTGAATCTTTAACGGTCGTCCTTATAAATGATGACAACGGAAAAAAGTATAGCCGTGCTGACGGTAGTTTTATATGGTCTAGTCATGGTCAGTACCGTGATTATACTCAAGGAATAAACGCAAGTGATGGGGTGGGTGGTTTTGACTTAGCAAATCTTCTTGGTGCCGGTGGAAATGATAGTTGGGAATACTACGCTTTCCCTGACTTAGACATTTTAGGTATATTCAATAAGAACCCTTATACTAATAGAGATGCAAGTAGCATTGACTTTAAACTTTTAGATGGTCAAGTTTATCTAGACACAAACTATACTCAAGGGGGCACAATTTGGATGTTGACTAGGAAAAAATATGCCGAGGTTTACCCGGGTGGGGATGTGCCGGCAATCTTTGAAGGGTTTCTAGTTTCAGCTATTCTTGCGGATTTCTACCGTGCCGATGGCCAACAAAATAAAGCTATGTACGAAGACCAACAAGCTGAAAAATCTTTACTTGATCAAATAGATCGTAGCGAAAGGCAGAACCTACAAGATCAAATATCTATTATTACTTACAACTCTCCAAACACACAACGATATGTACAATTATGAATGTTAATGTAAACAATTTAAGTGGCCTTGCCGGTGGTATTTGTATTGATTCAACGGACGGTGCAACCGCCGGCGATTTTAATGCGGTACAATTTTTAAGTGAGGGGACTTTATCTAATGTCCAAGGTAATGTTAGTGGTCTAGTTGGTAAAACTTTTACCGCCGGTACCATTTTATATGGGCGGTACAAAAGCATAACCGTTGCAAGCGGTGATGTAGTTCTTTATAACCATGGCTAGTTTAGCCATATCTTTAAGCATATCTTCTCCTATAGTTGGAGTCGGGGGAAGCGGTGAAACTTTTACATCGCGGAGTCTTTCTGCCACTAATAGTAATGCGACAGGTACAAATAATACCTATACCTTAACTTTTCGACCAAGTGTTGCAATTGTCGCAGGTAGTAGCATTGCAATTATTGGACTTACAGGTTCATCAACAGGGGACAATAGCAATTTAGGAATCGCAGGTGCTAATTCAGCTTTATTTGGTTCAGCAGGGGCATGGACACAGTCGAGTGGAACTTTAGTTTTAACTGTTGCTAGTGGTCAAAGCATACCCACAGGATCGGACACAGTTATTACTTTTGTCATTGCGAATCCAAATTCTGTAACAGGTGGGGTTTCAAGTGTTAGGCTAACTTCAAGCGGATTTTCTGCATCTAGTTTGGCGGGAACATTTTTAAATGCAGTCGCTACATTTAATGTCACCACAATAAACACCGAAGTAAACATTTTAGCAAGCACACCTACTAATCCGAGTGGTGAAGTTAACATCGCAATTGGTACGGACACAGGTGATTTTTATATTTATACTCCTGTGGGTTCTTGGCTTATTTACAACAATGATGTAACTGACCCTGTTATAATTTCAGCAACCAATACGGAAGCTACTATATTAGCTTCAACCCCTGCTTCTTACACACTTGAACAAGCAACCGACACGGATGATTTATATGTTTATGACGGGAATGTTTGGTACACTTACAACAACGATTCTTAATACATGAGTACGATTACACCAACCACATCTTCAACTAGACCAACTGCACAGGCAGGTAGAATTGCATTTGAAACAAACACTAAAAACATCATAGTCAACGATGGAACCAATTGGTATGCCTATAACTACGATGACACAACTGCTTTTAGTAATAACCTGTCGCTTAGTTTTGATGGAGCGGATGATTTACAGACTACTTATAATGCTGCAACTAGCACATTCAGTATGAGTGTTTGGATTAAGGCATCATCAGGTACAAGTATGTCATTTGGTGCTACTAGTGGTAATAATTCAGTAGGTAGTAAAGGTGTAAACATACTTACTTCCACCACGGCAGGGAATGGTTTTCTTATAGCATGGAAAGGTTATAATACAGGACACGCACCAGCAGGACTAGGTGGAGCAAATGCCGCTTTAGATATATTGGACGGTGAATGGCATCACTTAGCTTATACGATAAACGGAACATCCATTAAACTTTACAAAGATGGAGGAGATGCCGCTATTAATTCAAGCAACCCATCGAATACACAGGGTTCTCCATTTGGGACTTTTACTGCGGGTACCGCTTTAAGTGCCGGTGGGTTTGATTCACTTCATCCTTACACAATAGGGAGTTTAGTAAATGGATACTTTTTTACAGGTAAAATGGATGAATTAGCTTTTTTTGAGAGTGAACTTTCAGGGTCAGATGTTTCAGCAATTTATAATTCGGGAGTACCTACCGATGTTGGATCACAAGGATTAAACCTTTCACCTAGTGCTTACTTTAGAATGGGTGATGGATCGAGCGATACAAATAGTTCAGGTGCTACACCTAGTAATCTTGACTCAGTAGGTACACTTACTTCATTGGTTGGGGGTTACACCGCCACTCAAAGCACTCCCTCTCGAAAACCAACCTATTCAAACGATACCCCAAGCTAATTTAATACTATGAAATATATTTTATACAGTACCGAAACGGCATGGAATGCGAGTAACAATGCGATAAATAATTTGTTTGGTTTGCCTGACAGTAATGGAAACGAAAGGTACGCTGAAATTTCCCAAGTTACTAACGAAGATAATGCTAACTATGGAAAGTATATTTTTCCTGTCACTACTGAGGGTAGCTTCATCACAGTCGATCAATTTAATGTAAATGAAATGGTTGAATTTGATTCTACTTGGTCACCTGAAGAACCCATTTAATTATGCCAACTACAATTCCATCCATAACTTCATCGAATCGTCCGGGTAGCCCCTCGGCAGGAGATGCTTATTTTGAAACAGATACTAATAACTACATTATTTACGATGGGTCAAATTGGCGAGGGTATATTAGTGACGGAGAAACTTTAGGAGCAAATGGTTACTCGCTAGATTTAGACGGAACAGATGACAGAGTTGAATTAGGAAACATTTCAACTCTAAATAATGCTACTGCTTTTTCAATTACATTTTGGGTTAAACTTTCCTCATCAGCACCTCTACCTTCGTATTTTTATCAGTCGGGTAGTGATACATTTTATAATACCATAGGTTTTTGGCAAAGTAGTAATTTAGACTTTATGGTGGGAACAGGTTCAAATTATGCACTCACTCGATATAATGGTAATATAAGAGATGACCAATGGCATCACTTGGCCGGTGTATATAACGGATCGACTTTGGTTACTTATATTGACGGAGTTGCCCCAACCCAAACTAATGAAGGGGTAACAATACCTTCATCAACTTTATCTACGGCAGGAAATAACCCACACATTGGAAGTAAGACTGACGATTCAGCATCGCTTCCGGGGAAAATGGATGACTTTTCTATTTTTAATGCCGCACTAACCGCAGACGAAGTTTTAAATATTCGCAATAGTAGACTATACCCCCAATCAAAACTAATTCATCAGTATCAATTTGAAAATAACTACAACGACTCAAAAGGTAGTTTAAATGGTACTGCACAGGGCAATCCTACTTTTGATTCCTCCGATAAACCTTACTAATTATGAGCCGACAATATGTAATATTAAACACAGATGAAATCGACTCTGTTGAATTTGATCAGGTAATGGAAACAGAAGCATCAAAGGTAAGAAAGTCAGTTGATGGTTCTAAATTCTTCGTAAAGTTCGTAGGGGATGTTCCTAGCTTTCTTGAAGGTAAAACAATTTATTCCCACTCCGAAATATTAGCTATTCTAGCGACTGACGAATGGTCACCACCTGACCCTGTGTAATAATGGTTTACCCTCTACTAGTACTAGGGTTAATATTCCTAAGCTCGTGCTCAATAAAACAGTTTTACCCAACTGCGGGAGCTATGTTAGGTGGGGGTGCCGGTGCTCTTACAGGTAACCCTGCAATCGCCGGACTGACGGCAGGGTCCGGGGCTCTACTTGGTGAGATGGCTAAAGGTAATGCTGAACTAGAGGAGGCCCAAGAAACTATTAGTGCGTTATCTCATGGTGATGTTGAGGCTTTAGTGGCTCAAGGTATGGGTCAACATCAAACTTTGTTTGAAACATTTGTCAGTCGAATCCAATACATCTTAATAATTGCCGGGCTTTGTTTAGTGGCTTACCTTGCAATACCTATTTTTGTAGCTAAGAAATGTTCTAAAACAGAAGCAAAAAAACATCTTACTCGACCTCCTTTTCCTCCTAGAGAACTATGAAAAATTTTAAACTATTAAAAGATGCTTATGTTAACATGAGTCCTAACGCAAGAATTGTAACGATGGCAATACTTTGTTTAGGTCTCGCTTGTTTGTTAGGTTTTATAATGTGATGGAAGATTACTCTTCATTACTTCAATGGATCAGCGGTGTGTTATTTGCCATAACCGGGTTTGTTATAAAAGGTTTGTATAGTCGGTTGGATTTAAGTGACCTTCGTTTAAATAGACTTGAGGTCAATATGGCTAAGAACACTACGGAAAATGAGACTTTGTTTCATCGCTTAGATGGGATTGAAGCAAAGCTAGATCGATTACTTGAGAAGGATTGGAAATGAGCGAGGGTAGCTACAGAGATTATGGTAGCTTAGACGACCGAATTGGCGGAGAAGGGGATGTAATATTCCGTAGGATAAACTCGAGACTTCGAGGTAACCAACTTAATGAAGGTGAGGTACAAGTTAGCGAAAACGGTAGGATGGATGTTAGCGGTAGTTGGCAACCTAGAAAAGGGTTATCAACTCTCTACGGTTCCATTACACAAACGGTAACACCTTCCGTTACTTTACCTGTTGCTTTACCTTTTACTTTAGGCACATCCTCACCTAATTTAGTATTTGGTGCTTGTGTATTTACAGACCCTACTAGTGCCTTGCCGGATGATTTTATATTTTCCGCTCGGGCAGATTCTTGTACGATTATACGGCCAAAAGACAAAGTTGTTTTTCAAACTAAGTACCCTACAAATTATTCGGTGAACCGGCGGGTTTCTATGGTTCAAGCGTTTAATAAAATTTTTTTATTTCAAGCTAGTAAAACGCCTTTAGAACTCAGCCCAACTTTAACGAGGGCTACCATAACAAGTGCTACTAGATTAAGCTCCGTAATTACTATAAACTCTCCCGCTCACGGTCTTGTGTCAGGGGACTTAGTTACGCTAACCGGCTTATCCGGTCAAGCTAGTACAGACCCTGACCCTAACGGCCTTTATACGGTGTCAACATCCGGAGGCCCGGATGTTTTTACAATCGTAAAGGACCACTCTAGTGCGAGTGTAAATTCTATTACCTACTCCGCCTCCGGTGCTTATGCTGAGTATTGGAACTCCTTTCAAGAAGTGCAGTCCGGTTATTATGTAATGCCTTCACAACTAACAGACACGGTAACTGCTAGTAATGGGGAGTTATTGTTTACGGTTAACAACCATGGTTTAACTTTAGGTCAAAGTTTAACCTTAATCCAAGGGACGGATGGGTTTTCAGGGGTCCCGGAACAAGAAGTCCGTGCTACTTTTATAACTCCCAATACTTTTAAAGTGAACTTGGCGGTTAAAGATAATACTACGGGTATTGTTACTTTAGTTCAAAAAAAACCTGTAAGCTATTTAGTGCATATGCCTTCAACTCCTTTTGGTGTAGTAAATCAAAGAAGATTTTGGATGCCTTATTTTTACGAGGAACTAAACCGAGGGGCTACGCAAGTGACTTGGAAGGATCGCTCGAACAAAGATGAAATAATTTGTTCGGATGTATTAGATGAAAACACTTACGATGTGGTAGGGCAAAGGCTTCGCATAACGGGAGGTAGCAATGATTTTGTACAAGCTATTGAACCTTTTACGGAAGACACTTTAATTGTATTTGCCCGGCGTTCTATTCATAAAGTTAGCGGGGTCTCGGGAAGCCTTAAAGATGTGTCCGTCAATGTGGTCACTCCCGATCTTGGATGTACTGCTCGTAAATCTATTGCACAAGTAGGGTCTAAGATCTTATTCCTTTCTGACCGGGGGGTGTACATGATCGAGTACTTTGATCAATATAATTTAAGAGGTGCGGAAATCCCTCTATCTGAATCGGTACAACCTATTTTTGACCGTGTTAATGTTAATTATATGGACAAGGCAGTTGGAGTTTATTTTAATAATCGCTACTATTTAGCTTTAAGTTTAGATGGAAATACCGAAAACTCTCACATTGTGATTTATAATTTTATTAATCAAGGTTGGGAGTCATTAGATTTCGTAGACTCTACTGCTTTCTTTGTGATTGATTTTTTAGTTGCTCGAGAGAACCGACAAAATAACCTTTATGTAACTACGACTGAAGGAGGTATTCACCGGCTAGACTCAGTTGAGGGTGGGGACGAGACTACGACCACGGGAGGCACCACTCTACCTGTAAAAAGTTTATTTGAAAGTCGTGCCTACGACCTAAACACTATGGATAGGAAACAATTTACACGGGCTGAGATTCAAGTAAAGAGTTCCGATAGTGCTAGTTCAAACGCGGATATTTCTTTTCACATTAAGGACCCGGATGCTACGGTTGAAGGGTTATCAATAGCAAATCTCTTAGCTGAACAATATGCCTCAAACCTAAGTGCAAGCAAAGATGCTTCTCTTAGGAGCTCTGTTCGTAGTAAAGGGTTTTCAGCTAGTGTGAGGATTAAGCCTACTGCGGGTAGGCCCTTAGTTACCGCCTTAAAAGTAGACGGTAGAATTACCAACCGATCAACCATTAGTAAAACATGACACAACAAATTTCAAAGGGTAACACTTTTATAGCCGGTGATACCGTCACGGCAGATTCTTTAAATGCTCACATAGATAATGCAACTTTTGTTTCGGGTGCGGGTAATACCACGGATGATGTGACTTTAGAGGTGCACACGGACGGTTATTTAAAAGTTAAAGACGGTGCAAATCTAGTGGCAAGTAACCTTAGTGCATCGACTGCAAGTGTCGGAAATTATTGGTTAACTGAGTTTTCTTTAAATTTTTGGAACAGGCCCTTTGTGTTTTTGGACCAAGCACAGGAAACACTTTTGCAAAATAAAACTATAGCACAAATTGATGTAGACCACTCCGTGCATTTAGTCAAAGTTGATGGTGCTAAAACTTTGCGTTTACAAAGTTATTTAGTAAACGAAGATACTAGATTTGATGTGGAGGGTACGATTAGTGCGTCAGGTTTTGGCACAAGTCAGAATGCACAGATTTGGCTAAGGGCAGTAGCTAGTAATAATAGTAGCAGGTTTTGGTTAAACACTTCTAGGCATGACGATGCTATTTATAATCTTTACCCTGACCAAACAAATACACCAAGTGGGTCAAGGGCTTTAGTTGAAGTGGGACTTTCATCAAGTGGCAATGCATCAGATTTAAAAGTTCATGGGGATGTTTTACCCGGCACACACAACACCTACCATTTAGGTTCAAGTAGTCTTAGGTGGGACAACTTATGGAATGACGGAAGTTTTAGCAATTCCGATGAAAACCTGAAACAGGACATTGAAGAATTAGATGAAGCAGAAAAGCGTGTGGCAGTTAAAGCGAAAGCATTAATTAAAAAATATCGTTTTAAAAGAGCCGTTGCTAAAAAGGGAGACGAGGCAAGGATTCATGTAGGTATAATAGCACAGGAATTACAAAGTGCATTTGAGAGTGAAGGGCTAGATGCGTTTCGTTATTCCATGATTGGTAAAGATACTTGGTGGGAAAAGGAATTTGAAATTGATGACAAGATTGGTAAACGCACCGAATTAAAAACTTACGATTCAGCAGAAAAAGCACCTTCAGATGCCATCAAGAAAACACAGATGAGTGTAAATTATTCAGAGCTTCTTGCTTTTATAATCTCGGCTATGTGATGTCTAGTATTAAGGCTCACTTAATAAAAAAAACAACCGGCTTAAAACCGATAGACCATATTCATCGTTTGTATGAGGATAAAAAAGAATTTAATTTAGACTTACAAAGTTACTTGCAATATGGATACTTACATTCTTGTGATGATTTATTCTTAATGGCAAAGAAAGTAGATTGCAATGTCGATCCGTTTGAGCAATGGCTTAGTCCTAATCCTAATTGTTGGTTTGTAAGATGGGCCTCCGGTGTCGGGGGTCTAAAAAAGATGATGGATTCGGTAAAACCTATGGAGTGGGTAATGTTCAGAAGAGTTCGAGAGAACGGTCACGAAACGGAATACCGTATATGTCGGTGGACACGGTTGTATAAATTAATAGAAAGAATTTAAAATGGGAGGATCAGCAGTTAGAACACCGGCACAGAACACTCAAGCGTACCAACCGGTATATCAAAAAGATGGTAATTATTATAAGCGGGATGCCCCGAAACAATCCGACAAAGGTAAGGCTATGGGTGGCCCGGCCCAACATGGCGGTAATCCTATGAGGGCTACTAACAATAAAGGTAAAGCCTCTGTACCTAGTTACAGTCAAGTGGGAGGTAGGATGCAAAGTATGGGTAAGCCCCGCCGACCTAGTCAGGCCATGCAGTTAGATTTAGGTAAGTATCAAGGTAACCAAGCATCAAAGGCAACAAGACAAGCACAAGGTCCTAGTTTTTATGGGATAAACCGATTCTAATTATGGGAAGCACTAAAGTAGAAGCACCTCCACCAAGAGACTACGGGAAAGAAACCCGCGATGCCCTCGAGGCTCAAGTAGAACTTGCCCCCCAACTATTTGCGAATGAGATGAAGTATCGTCCGCAGTATGCGGATTTAGAGAGGCAAATGCAATTGGATCAACTAGGCATAGACTCTAGTAAGGGTTTACTGCAAGCTATGATCGAGGATATTGTCCCCGCTCAAGCCCTAATGAAGGAACAAAGTACTGCGGGTGAAATCGAAACTATTCGTAAACTTGCTCCAAGTTTAATTGAAGCTCAAAGAAGTGCTGACCCTGAGGCAGAGAAATTAAGACAAGCTATTATGGGGAGAGCTCAATCCGGGTTAGAGGCAACCTCCGAGTTTGATACAATTTTAGAACAGGCTAAAGAAGATTACTTAGCGGGTGAAGGTCTGACCTCGCAAGAAGAAAGAGAATTAGAACAACAAGTTTTAGAGGGGGCTTCGGCTAGAGGTATGTCGGGTCAAGCCTCTACTTTAGAAGACATGATCTCATCTCGTTTGAGTGCTAACCGGGAGATCGGTCGTCAACGGTCGCAGGATTATTCTCGTGCCATTAGTAACATGATTGAGGCAGAGCAAGTGGCTTTGCGTAATGCGGGTGGTGCGTACCAAATGGGTAACTTTGATGTACTTAAAGCGTTGACCGGACGAAGTGGCAACTCACCGGTCATGGCTCAACAGGGGTTTGGGTCCGCTAATTTTGCCTTGAATTCTTCTCCGGCTTTATTTAACCCTGAAAGTTCTATGGCTCAAGCAATCGGTGCGGGTAATTACCAAGCTGAGATGGATGCTAGAACTGCTACCGCAAGCAACAAGGCTAGTTTAATGTCCGGTATGTTAGGTTTAGGCGGTTCAGTTTTAGGCGGGATGGCAACAGGAGGAACAGGCTTCTTTAAACCTAAAGGACCATGAGCAGACAACCTTTCTATGGAAGAACGCCCGGGATACAAGCTCGGGGGATGAATATGCAAGTCGCTACTCAAGGAGCCCGAGACATGGCTCGAGGTTTACAGAGTTTCGGTCAAGCCGTGGGTGGTATGATGCAAAAGTTTAAGGCCAAGAAAGAGAAAGAAGAGATGGAAGGTAAGGCCGAGCAAGCTCTATTAACCATGGGCCTCCCACCCGAGGTGGCCAAAGCCGGTTCTAAAGATAAGAGTTTGATTAGTTCGTTCGTTCAGACCGAAAACCTAAAACTTGATCAAGAACGAACCGATGCATACAAGGCGGGTATGAAAGCGAAGACTCAGATTGATGCCATGCAAAAGAAGATGGATGGATTTTTAGCAAACGAAAAATCAGCTAAAGAAGTTTTATATAAAGAAGATCCGTATGGTAATACACAAGCCCAAAATCTGTATGGCAACCTTTCTAATCTTGCTCCCGAAAACCCCGAGGACCAACCGCCGGGTACATTTTCTGCAACCCTTAAACACATTCAATCCTTACACGCTGACAAAGAAACAAGAAACGCTTTTGATAATTTCACCGGAGATGTAACAACGCTTATGGATCCGTCTGATAAAAACTATGCCGAGGCTTCGGCAAAATTTTTAAGGTTAACAGGGGAAAAGGGCCCGGGTATGCTTAGTTCCTTTGCCACTATTGGTGAAAATCAGAGAAGGACTCAAGCCTTGGCTAAAGAGGATAAACCTTTTGAACCCGGGGCCCCTGTACCGGTTGATCTAGATGGAGACACTAAACCGGATTACTTCGGTATGCGTACTACAAAAAATAGTATGCAATATGTCGATGCTAGTGGTAAAACTCAAAATGTACCTACTACCATTTTAGAGAATCAAGACATCCAAAGGATGATTGCAGAGGGGGATGTGGATGGTCTTACAATTGCATTTAGGAAAAGCATACGAACTGAAGAAGATGAAGAACTAAGGGATGTATCTAAATTACCTTCGATACTTCAAGCCTTAATCGAGAAAGCTAAACAGAATCAGCCATGAATAAATTTGACTTCGGTAACTTTAATGAGGAACCGGACGAATACGATCTGTTTCCCGATGCTTCCTCAAACCGCACAAACCTACTAGAAAACTTTGCTTACGAACTTCCCGCCCCGGGCGGTGGGACCATGGCAAATAGAGACATCGTCTTTAATAAAGCCCGGAGTCCCGAGCTCGAGGGTGAGCGACTAGAGGTGGCCGATAGACTTCTCAAGGAAGAAGAGAAGAAACAATTAATCAAAGATGCGGTACAAGATGAAGTAGAGAACTTTCAGACCGGGCGTAGATTCTCTGATGGATTTATTGGAGGCTACGGTAATGCATTAGCCGGCGGTTTAAGGATGCTCGGTGGGGATGAAGGTGCGGATAGGATTCAAGAAGGTATGCGTACCCCGCAGATCCAAATGAACCAACAGAAGTTAATGGAGATGGCTCGTAAATATTCTCCGGACCAAGCAGATATATTAGAAGAAGAACTAGAAGAAACTTTTGTAGGTGACCTAGCAACAGGAGCGGGTCAACTTGTTGGACAAGTAGGAGCCGTTGGAACTGCTTCAGCCGTAGCCGGTCCTTATGGTGGCGGGGCTATGTTAACCGGCCTAGTGGTAGGTAATAATTTTGAAGGTAACTATAACCGTTCAATAGAAGAACGCACGGTTAAGTTAATGGATTCTTATCAGAAGGAAGGTAGATTTGTTGAGCCCGAAGTTCTTGAACAGGAAGTCGCTGACATTAAAAAAGAAGCTAAGAGTGATGCGTACCGAAACTTGCCCGGTGCGATACCCGAGTTAGCTCTTGAAGCTATCTTTATGAAAGGTGCGGGTAAGCTACTTCGAGGGAAGGCCGGAACTACCTCAGATAAACTAGCTACCTTTACTATTGGTTCATTAGCGGAGGGATCTTCTGAAGCCTTATCCGCCGGGCTACAGAACTACATGGTCAAAAACAACATTAACCCGGAGCAAGAAGTTAGCGAGGGTATGTTAAGAGACTTTGCACTAGGCACCATACTAGGTACCACGGTTAACACGGCCTCCGGCCTAGCCGGTGAGTTCGATGCTTCGGGTCAACACTCTATACTTGGAGATGTTCAAAAGCTACAGAAAGATATTTACAAGAGAGCGGTTAAGGATGCCAAGAATGGTGACAAGGTATCTCAACAATATGTAGAAGATTATAACAACGCCGTTGAATCCGTCATCGTAGAGGAGAACGGAGATATAATAAAAAGTGTATCTACTAAAGGAGCGAACAATACCTCCGGCGGTATGAGCCAAGATGCTATCTTAAAAGTTGTACAGAAACAAATGGGTAAGAGTGATCTCGATATCCATGTGGTGGATACACTAGCGAATGCATCTAA